AAACTTTCCATTCTTGGAGACGTTGACAACCTCAACAAATCGTTAAAAACTGCCAGCACCGACGTTGATTCGTTTGGCGATAAGGTCGGCAAGGCTGGTTTAGCAATTGGAAAAGCATTTGCCGCAGCTGCTGCCGCTGCTGGTGCAGCCGCGATCGCCATTGGTATTGAATCCGTCAAGGCTGCGATAGCCGACGAACAGGCACAAACACAATTGGCACTGGCATTGGAAAATGCGACGGGTGCAACAAAAGGTCAAATTGCAGCGACTGAACAATCCATTCTTCAAATGTCCCTTGCCACTGGCGTTGCTGACGATCAACTGCGTCCAGCCTTGCAACGCTTGGTGCTTTCAACTGGTGACATAACAAAGGCGCAAGATTTACTTTCAGTTGCGTTGGACGTTTCGACTGCAACAGGCAAACCACTTGAAACAGTGGCAAACGCATTGGGTAAGGCGTACGACGGAAACACTGCCGCGCTTGGCAAATTAGGCATTGGGCTATCTACTGCCGAATTGAAAACAATGTCATTTGAGGAAGTACAAACACGCTTGTCAGATTTATTTGGTGGCGCAGCCGCTGCCAACGCTGAGACGTACGCAGGAAAGATCGCACGCGTCCAGGTTGCTTTCAATGAAGCAAAGGAAACATTGGGCAATGCGTTGCTGCCAATCCTGGACAAATTATTGGTGTTTATTAACGACAACGCATTGCCAGCAATAAACGCATTTTCTAACGCCTTCAGCCTTACCGAAGGTGACGGGTTTGGCAAGGTAATCAGCGACGTCGCTGGGGTTATTAAATCATTAGTGCAACCAATTTTTGAAGCGTTCAAAAGTACATTTGATAAAATCAAAAAAACAATCATTGAAAACAAAGACGAATTTGCAAGTTTCTTTGAAGTGATCAAGGAAGCAGCACCGATTATTGGAAAAGTGGTTGGCAAAGCCTTCACAATTATTGGTGACATTGCAAACGTCGTTTTGAACATTATGGCGAACGTGGTTGGTGCATTGAAAGGTTTGATAAACACTGCAATTGACTTGATCAACATTGCAATCAAAGGTTTTAACTTAATTAAGCCAGGTGCAGACATTGCACCAATTAGCAAGATCGGTGCGGGTTCAACTTCGACAGGTGCCCTCGGAAATTTCAGCATGTCAACAGGTCAAACGTCAACGACGCCAACAATAAGCGTTCCGACAGGTATCACTGGCGGTTCAACGGGTGGCGGTTCAACTGGCGGTGGACTTGCAACAGCCGCCGCCGCAGCTGCTTCAGCAGCAAACAACATTGTAAGTGGTTCATTCAACGCTGGACGTTTTCGCACAGCCGAAGCCGCTTCAATGGGAACGACAATTAACTTGACCGTCACAGGTGCGTTTGAACCTGAAGGCACTGCACGCACAATCATTGACACTTTGAACAATTCTTACTATCGCGGGACAGGCGGCGGGGCTAATCTAGCGGGTGTCGCATGACCCAGTGGAATCCAGTTTGGCTTGTTGAAATTGACGGCGTTGCTTACACCAGCGCGGTTTTGGCAAACCTGACCATTCGCAGCGGTCGAACAAACATTTATGAGCAAGCCCAAGCGGGCTACGTCAGCGTTAATTTATTGGACGTGTCACAATCCATAATTCCTGTTGAGATCAACTCAACAATCAGCGTTTCAATCAAAAACAGTGCTGGCACGTTTGTGCCTATTTTTGGCGGTAACGTCGTTGACATTGGAATTGAAGTCCGTGACGTCGGTTCAGTCATGTTTACGCAGACTTATTCAATCCTTGCACTTGGCGCGTTGGCACGTTTGCCGAAGGCATTGACTAACGGCGTACTTTCAAAAGCCTTTGACGGAACGCAAATTTACACAGTACTGCAAGGGGTTTTGTTTGGTTCATGGGCGCAGGTTGCAGGGGCTGAAACATGGGCGACTTATCCAGCAACGGTCACATGGGCAAACGCTGAAAATAATGGTTTGGGTGAGATAGATCAACCAGGCAATTATGAATTGGCGGCGCGATCATCAAGCCGCACTGACGTTTATTCTTTAGTGTCGGCATTGGCAACTTCGGGACTTGGGTACATTTACGAGGACGCTCAGGGACGAATCGGGTATGCGGACAGTACACACCGCACCCAATACCTTGCAGCGAATGGATACGTCGATCTTGACGCAAACCAAGCCCGTGCCGCTGGATTAAAAATTCAAACCCGCGTTGGCGACGTTCGCAATGCTTTAACAATCAAGTACGGCGCAACCAGCAGCGCTGAGGTGTCTGCAAGCGACGCGGCTTCAATTGCCCTTTATGGGGAATTGGCACAGATCATCACAACCACACTTCACAATTCAGCTGACGCCACTGACCAGGCAAATTTCTATTTATCCTTGCGCGCCCAACCTCAGCCAATCTTTAGTGAAATTACCTTTGACCTGACAAACCCCGAATTGGACAATAATGACCGTGACGATCTCATCAACGTTTTTATGGGCGAAGCAATTGCCCTGACCAATTTGCCGTTAAACATGAGTTCAGGGGCATTTCAGGGTTTTGTAGAAGGCTGGTCGTTCCAGGCGTCCTACAATCAACTTTCGGTAACATTGTTGCTTTCACCGCTTGCGTACTCATTACAGGCAATGCGCTGGAACGACGTTCCAATCACCGAAACATGGTCAAGCGTGTCGCCGACTTTAGACTGGCAAAATGCAACAATTGTTGCTTAACGAAAGGAAACCACAATGACAAATCCGACGTCGAATTATGGTTGGGTTCTTCCCAATTCTGCCGATTTAGTAACGGACTTACCAGCCGATTTTGACGTTGCGTTGCAAGGCGTTGACACACGCCTGAAGGCACTGCAACCAGGCACGACGCTTGGTGATCTTGCTTATTCATCAGCAACCGCAAACACAAACACACGTTTGGGAGTTGGTTCGACTGGTCAGGTGCTTACAGTTTCAGGTGGTGTTCCTTCATGGGCAACACCAGCAGGCGGCGGCGGCATGACTTTATTAAGTACGACAACACTTTCGGGTAGTTCTACGATAACAATTTCCTCAATTAACCAAGGTTATACAAATCTTTTGGTTTATGTTTTTGGCGTTACAAATGCAACCTCAAACAGCGGTATGTCACTTACACCAAATGGCACAGGTGGTATTTCAGATTATTTCCGTCCTGCTTCTTCTTCTTCAATTACAACAAACACAGGCGATAGTCCGGGGTTTAATGATACTGGCAACATTTTAAGAACTAGCGCAGACAATTCATGGGTTTATACTTTTTACAATTATTCATCTACAACATCATTTAAGAGTTTTCAATCTACAGGCGGTTATCTAAACTCATCAAGCGTTAGATCTGCTTATTTCAGCATGGGTCAATGGCGTTCGACTTCAGCGATTTCCAGTTTGCAGTTTGATCATTACGGCGGCACTTTTTCAACAGGCACAGTTCTAGTTTATGGAGTCAAATAATGGAAACAAATCCAAAAATCGTAATTCACGACACTGCAACAGGTAAAGTCATTGAACGTAAAATGACTGAAATTGAAGCAGCAAATTACGCCGAAGCAAAAAATGCTTATTTAGGCAAGCAAACAGAAGCCGAAGCAGGCAAGGCAGCAATTCTTGCCAAACTTGGAATCACTGCCGACGAAGCAAAATTGTTGTTGTCATGACATACCCACAGGGTACAAATGCCAGGTTGATTGAAGTTGCAGCAGCTGAAGTTGGGACGATCGAAGAAGGCGACAACCTGACAAAGTACGGCAAATTTACAAAGGCAGACGGTTTGCCCTGGTGCGGTTCGTTCGTCAATTGGTGTGCAGCACAAGCGGGCGTCAAGATTCATTCAGTTGTCGGGACTGCCGCTGGTGCGCATAAGTTTAAAGAAATTCAACGCTGGTCAAATTTGCCGCAATTAGGTTATTTGGCTTTTATGGATTTTCCACATGACGGGGTTGATCGTATTTCACACATTGGAATTGTGGTTGGGCTTATTGACGCAAAGACTTGTTTGACGATCGAAGGTAACACCAGCGGTACAGGTGATCAACGCAATGGCGGCATGGTTATGGTAAAGGTTCGAAAAATCGGGACTGAAATTGTTGGGTTTGGAATTCCAAAGTTTGTCCCATACCAGGGCGAATTTCCAACAATTGAACAACCAAAATCGGGAGACAAACCGAAAAAGGAGAAAAAGAAATGAACAAAGCCAAAGCCTTAGCAGCCTCATGGGGACGCTCATTTATGGCAGCAGCACTTGCGTTATACCTTGCAGGCGTGCAAGACCCTAAAACCCTTGCAATGGGCGGTGTGGCAGCAATTGCGCCCGTCATTTTGCGCTGGTTAAATCCTGCTGACAAAAGTTTTGGGTTAACGGGGAAGTGACCCGAAGACTTGCAGCCGTGGGCTTAGCGTTGGGCATTTCGCTAAGTCTCACGGCGTGCGGGTATCAGGGTTGGACACGTTATGAGTGCCAAGAATTTGAAAACT